AACTATGGCATCATTAGCAGAAATAAGAGCTAAACTAAAAGAGCAAGAAGCCAATACTGGCGGACAACGACAAGGCGGCGGCGACAACGCAATTTACCCATTTTGGAATATCAAAGAAGGCGAGAGTGTTACTCTACGTTTCCTTCCTGATGGCGATCAAGATAACACTTTCTTTTGGAAAGAGCGTTTAATGATCAAACTTCCATTTAGTGGAGTAAAAGGTGATACAAGCTCACGTCCAGTACAAGTACAAGTACCTTGTATGGAAATGTACGGTGATAGCTGTGGCATTTTACAAGAAGTCCGTGGTTGGTTTAAAGATCCAAGTCTAGAAGACATGGGTCGTAAATATTGGAAAAAACGTTCATACGTATTCCAAGGATTTGTAAATGACAATCCACTAACAGAAGATTCAACTCCAGAGAATCCAATTAGACGTTTTATTATTGGTCCGCAAATCTTCCAGATTATTAAGCAGGCGCTTATGGATCCGGACATGGAAGAATTACCAACAGATTATACTGCTGGTGTAGACTTTCGTCTTAACAAAACATCAAAAGGTGGGTATGCAGACTACGGCACAAGTACATGGGCACGTAGAGAGCGTCCGCTAAATGATGCAGAGATGAATGCGGTTAATACACATGGTCTATTTAACTTCTCAGACTTCTTACCTAAGAAGCCAGATGAAACTGCAATCAAAGTAATGCAAGAAATGTTCGAAGCGTCAGTTGACGGTGAAGCATATGATGCAGATCGTTGGAGCAACTATTTCCGTCCAAGCGGAATGGCTGCACGTACAGGTGACCCGCAAGTAGCGGCAAGCCCACAAGCAACGGCTGTGAGTCAAAGTGCTCCGACACCTGAGGCGGCACCTGCTCCAGTAGCAGAAACTGCACCAGCACCAGCACCAACACCAGCGGCAGCTACGACAGCAGCAACTGATGCACCTGCAGGTAATGCACAGGACATTCTTTCAATGATTCGTTCAAGACAAAATCAATAAAGAAATAATACCCCTAGGCAATGTCTAGGGGTACTGTAGGCTTAACAAGGAGAAACTATGGCTAAATCATTTGACGTTAGTAAGTTCCGTAAAGACTTAACTAAAAGCATCTCAGGCATGAGTAGCGGCTTTAACGATCCAACAGATTGGATCTCAACAGGCTCATATGCACTTAACTATCTTATTAGTGGCGACTTCCACAAAGGTGTTCCGCTAGGTAAGGTAACTGTGTTTGCAGGTGAATCAGGAGCAGGTAAATCATATTTCTGTTCAGGTAACATTGTAAAACACGCACAAGATCAAGGTATCTTTGTAGTATTAATTGACTCAGAGAACGCACTTGACGAATCGTGGCTACAAGCATTAGATGTAGACACATCAGAAGAAAAACTACTAAAACTTAACATGAGCATGATTGATGATGTAGCAAAAACTATATCAACATTTGTAGCAGACTATAAAGCAATGGATGCAGAAGACCGTCCTAAAGTATTGTTTGTAGTTGATAGTTTGGGTATGTTGTTAACACCTACAGACGTAGATCAGTTTAGTAAGGGTGATATGAAAGGTGATATGGGTCGTAAGCCAAAGCAATTGACCGCACTTGTTCGTAACACAGTTAATATGATTGGTTCACTTAACGTAGGCTTAGTATGTACTAATCATACATATGCATCACAAGATATGTTTGATCCAGATGACAAAATCAGTGGTGGTCAAGGCTTTGTTTATGCATCATCAATTGTTGTTGCAATGAAAAAGATGAAGTTAAAAGAAGACGAAGCTGGTAATAAGATCTCAGAAGTACGTGGTATTAGAGCAGGTTGTAAAGTAATGAAAACTCGTTATGCAAAACCGTTCGAAGCAGTACAAGTAAAGATTCCATACGAAACAGGAATGAATCCTTACAGTGGACTTATTGAATTATTTGAGAAACAGAACTTGTTAGTTAAACAAGGTAATAGACTCAAGTATGTTGACCTAAATGGTGAAGAACATCTTGAATACCGCAAGGCATGGATGGATCCTGATAAGATGAATTTAATCATGTCAGAATACGAGCAAAAACTTGCTCCTGTGGTAAATACCGAGGACGACGATCTTGTTGAAGATCAAGTTGAAGAACTAATCGAGGAGTAAAATATGGACGAAAGTCAAATCGTTGATACTTGGATTTTATTTAAAGAATACATAGATAAAAAGAACCAAGACATTGCCGCTGAAAGATTTGTTGACTTGTTAGCTGATTACGGAGTTGATGATCATACACTTACACAAGTGATAGGATCAGATGCTACATTAGATGGAGCAATAAATTACTTTTTAGATGTTGATGAAGAAAATTACGAAGACGACGACCCTTGGGAAGATGAAGACTAATGGGGTGGTATAGCGAAGTCTCACGTGATGTATCTAAGATACCTGATGCTGTAGCGTTCTTTGAAAGCGAGTTAGTTAATGCTCGTCAAGAAGTTAAGCTCAAAGGTAATGTTGAACGTGCCGCGGCAGAAATGCCCGGTATCGTTGAGCATCGCTTTAATCAGTTACAAGAGATTGAAGCTATACTACACTATTTAAATATTGAATTACGTAGGTTGCGTAGTTCGTACTTTAAGAAATATCTTGAAAACTATCAACGAGCTCTGTCAAGCCGTGACGTTGAAAAATACGTAGACGGTGAGGCAGACGTTGTTGACTACGAAAAGATTATTAACGAGTTTGCACTAATGCGTAACAAGTGGTTAGGTCTACTTAAAGGACTTGATCAAAAGCAATGGCAAATTACTAATGTAGTTAAACTACGTGTAGCTGGCATGGAAGATGCCACACTATAAAAGATTTACAAAATTAAACCAAACTAAATTAGTTGACGGCATGATAGATTTATTGTCATCAACACAATCTATACCTACAGCACATTCAACTACGAATAATGATATATTTTTTGTTGGCGGCTTTAGAACATCATACGACAATATCATAAATTGTAAAGAATGTAACTTTATTAATATTGACAAAGGTTATATACAACCAACTAATACAATTACACATAATTGGCGGATGTCGTATAACAAATTTCAACAAGATAAAATTATAGATGTACCCAATGATAGATTACAAGACATTAATCTAAACCCGTGGAATAAAAACGGGTCCTATATAATTATACTTGCTCCTAATCCAGATCCGTTAAACTACTATGCAAATTGTAATGTAGAAGATTGGGTAAGTGATATAAAAACAAAACTGTTAAAACTTACTGACCGTAAAATATTTGTTAGATATAAAGATAACAAAAAAATTCGTAGTTATGATCCTTTAGTAAAATATTTAGATGATTGCTATGCAATAATAAGTTTACAAAGTATGGGTGTTGTGCAAAGTACTATACACGGAATACCGTGTATTAATTTAGCGCCAAGTGCATTAGATGGATTACATAAAATGAAACTTGAAAACATTGAAAATCTAGTATATCCTGCTAATAGATACGAATGGTTAAAAAGTTTATCGTATAGTCAGTTTACTTGGAAAGAAATGGAATCAGGGTTTGCGTTAAATACAGTTGAACAATATCAGATAGGTTTATAAATGTTTTCAGACGAATATCTACAACAACTAAAATTACTACATAGCAATCCAAAAAAGAAAAAAGGCTTTGGCGGAAAAATAAAAGAGCTTGGCAATTTTGAAACATACTTAACAAAATGGCAACCAATAACTATGTTAGATTACGGCTGTGGCAAAGGAGCAATATTAAGCCATTTGCAAAATAAATATCCTAACATAAAAATAGAAGGATACGATCCAGCAGTTGTTATGTTTGATAAAATTAGTAGACAAAATTACGAATGCATTTTTAGTAATGATGTACTTGAACATATCGAACCTGATCATATACACACAGTATTAAAACATATAAATGAACTGAGTACAAAGTATCTATGGTTGCGTATTGATACCGTCCCTGCTAGGAAAGTTTTACCAGACGGACGTAATGCCCACCTAATTATAGAAAATATTGATTGGTGGACTAACCTCATTAACCGACACATTAATGGAAATATAGTGTTTAGTGGACAAAATGACAAAATGCGTATAGACTTTGCAATAGAAAAACCATAATAAATTTAAGCCATTAAGTGCATATATAAATACTTTTATGAAACAAATT